TCTTTTTTGTTAAGCTGATCCGTTACCATTATTTCTTGTTGCTTGGCTTGGATCATTGCTAGCCGTGCTTTTAACCCAGCTTTCATATACTCAGGGTCATCTTCAAGGCTCTTTTTTGCACGATTAAACGTGTCGCTAGAAGTGTCACGGCGGGGGTCGCTAACTACCGATGCGATCTTATTAATAAAATCTGCTAACGGTTTAGCCAGCACAAGAATGGCTTGCAACGCTGTTGTTCCAGCCGCTTTAAGGTTATCCCACGCAGTAGCGCCCGCCTCAATAGCCGCCGACACTTCCTCAGAAACAGTTTTGCCGCTTCCGTACCCTTCCCAATATGCTTTCCAGTTTACGCCTCTAGCGGCTTTTCCAAGAATCTCAAACGCCAAAGCGTTTCGTTCTGCTGGCTTTTCTATTTGCGATAACTGGTATGCGACACGCTCAAACAATTTATCGGGGGCTAAGTTATCAACTTCGCCGCCAGCAATTCCTAAACGTTTAAAAGCATCACGAACATTGTCTGCGCCTTCTGAGGCTTTGTCTTGATTAACGGTTAACTTATTTAACAGAGCCCCCATCTTCTCAGCTTCGCCGCCAGCCGCTTTAATTGCCGACTGCATACGAATAAGAGAGCCAACGGTAATATCTAAGCTGTCTGCTGTATCTTTAATCTGATCTGCGTAAGAAAAAGCCTTGAGAATAGCCGCCCCAGCAATAGCGGCAACAGTAGCCACCTTGCCTAATACAGCGGCGGCTTCCTTGCCGAACTGGGCTGATTCTTTGTTTTGACGTTTTAGCTCGTTTTGGAATGCACGGGATTTAATCGTGGCTTCATCCAAGCCCTTTTTGAACTCTGCTGAGTCCACCGTCATTACTACGCCAAGTCTAGCAAGGATGCTCTGAGCCATTATTTCACCTTAAATCTACTGGGTTTAAACCCTTTCGCCTGACTGACATACGTTAGTAAGCGCTCGTTTACGGATTGTGTCGTGTCGTGTGGCGGGTAAATATACTCGTAAGCCGTGTCAATTATATTCCGTAAAGTATAGGCTTGGGAACTACTTGACCTCATGTAATTGTATACGCCCGCAGTCAAACTGCCTAGCGTTTCAATTATCTTATTGTTGCCAATAACCCCATCCGAATACATTACGCAAATCTGCCTAAACGTTTCCTCGTCTACTTTGTCAGGATCAGCCCCATGCGCTGTCATGTAAGCCCTCGTTTGAAGGCGCACGGAGCCTATGAGTTTTTTCTGATTTCCTCGTAGCCTGTGCTGATAACCTCAGAAATCTTTTTTACTAGCTCAAGCTGGATTGGCAATGGCAAGTCTTCACAGATTTCCTCATACGTTAAAGTGGTCATGTCCCGCCCGTCTGCTGGAACTAGGAACTTAAATGTTTCAAGGATTCGGGTTTCGCCCTCGGCTTGGGATTGCGCCAAGGCTTTAATAGACGTGCCAGCAAGCACAATATCGTCTTTTTTATACTGGATTTCGCTATCAGCCTTTTCTAGCTCTGCCCGCTTTTCTAACAGCGGGGTGCTTAATTCTTTATATTTTTGTGCCACAAGCTCCTCAGAAGGGGCTTTCATCTTTTCGTAAAGTGCGTCAGCCTCAGCCGTTAAAGGCACTCTGACCCTTAAAACTTGCCCGTTAAACTCAAAAGAACGGATGCGGATTTGATCTTGATTGATTTTTAATGATTGTGCAAAGCTCATGATATTGTTTTATCCTTTTGTGATTTCTCTTGTTTTGAACGATATTCGGCTATACGTCTGCCAAGTATCATTTCCAGTTGGTCTACGCAAGCCATAGCCGATGATTCTAGCGCCCTACGTAGGAAAGGTTGCGCTGGTGTTCTAGCGTTTCCAAACTCTTGTGACATACCTCTATCGTCTGTTCTTACTGATACCATTGCCATAGCAACGTCATTTTGTTGTATATAAGCTGATTTTTTGTCTTTCCCTGACGGCATACGGGCGTTGAGCCTGAGCGTATCCAGCATATGTGGTGTTGTAACGTTTTCGGGGTTAAATGGTCCAGCGGCAATGTTAGCTCTAGCCGTAGTAAGCGCTGGGCGCATAGCTTCTTTAAGGGCTGGCACAAGCACCCGCTTGGTAGACTCGCCGTAGCCAAAGTCTTTGCCAAGCTGTATTAAGACTTCCTCAAGCCCGTCAAACCCGCTGGTTTGCCATTGGTATTTGAGATAGTCGTATTTTTTGCTTGAGCCGCCTCGCTCGTTTACGTCAATGCCCATTAGCTTGCCTTAACTGCTAGCTTTTCATAAATTGCATTATTGAGCCTAAAAGCAAAGTCGGCGCATTCTTCGGGGGTTAACTTGTCGGCATGATGTTTAGCTATTTCGCAAGCTAAATAAATACCCATAATCCTTTGTTGCTTAAACCCGAACCACATTTTAGAGCCTGTGCTTTCTTGGCTTACTAAATACGCAAATAATTCGTCTGAGTTGTTTTGTATTGTCATGTAGTCAAAAAGCCCCCGAAGGGGCTTTCCGTTTAAGCGTTGTTTGACCAACCGTATGAGTTGCCGCCTACTGGGTGCAATACAAATGTGTATTTGCCCTCAGCAGATGGTGACATATCCCATTGCAAGCCGCCGACACGGGCGTTAAACGCATAGGCTACGGTATCTGTGCCGTCATAAACAGCGATAACATAGGTGCGAATAATAGTGCCGTTGTAGCCGTCATCACGAATTAATAGCTGTGCTGGGTCTGCTGGATTCCACGCAGAAGTGATGCTCAAGCTAGTAACTTGGTTTTGAGTGGTGATCTTAGCGCCTGTTCTTGCGCCAGCCACACCATAGGTTGCGGAAGCATCGTCCGCACCAAAAGCTGGAATAGCCTCTACTGGAACTTGAATTCCTGCAGTTCCTACGCCGCCAGCAGAAGTGCCAATAATGTCATTAACATCATCCCAAGTGCTTAATTCAGCATCAGTTAATGGAACAGGATTAACGTCATCTTGCGCCCATAGTGTTGCAACGTACCCTGGAAGTACCTTATTAATAAGAGCCATTTTTAAACCTCATTCAAAGAAAAGTTAGTAAATCGTGTCTTATGTTGGTACATCAAGAGTGCAATCCATAAACACTTGATGCAAGCCTAATTCATTGTCGTAACTATTGTATTGCCACATCACATCCGCTTTAGCTACAAAAAAACCGTCTGTTGCGGGGTTACCGAACATTCCTGAGTAGCCATGTAGCGATTGTAATATACTGTTTGCCAAATTGAAACAATCTCCCATTTCTTGAGCAAAAACGCTGATTTGGAAAATAGGTCTGTCAATGCCTTTATTGGATTGCGTCTGTCCTGTGTATACATCTTGATGCACATTACGCAATTGCCAAGTTAAGAACTGTGGCTGTTCTGCATATATACGGTTAAACAGCGCATAGACTGGAGTAGGCGTAACAATGCTTGCCAATTGATACTGGATGCAATGTGCATAAACGACTGGACTTTGTTGGGTACTCATACTGGCACAGTTGGGTCATTTCGGTAACATAAAAGCGTAATTTTCATTCGGTCATCCGATTCAAATACGTCCGTAATGCGCCAGTCATAGTCCCGCCATGTAACGCTGTAATCTTGCTGATTATCTACTACCAGCTTCATATTAGGGGTATATTGGAAAGTCAAGCTTACTAAATCCGTATAAACCCTGTAACGCTCTGCTATACGCAAGCTGTTTCTAACGTCTTTAACGTGCGCACGGGTATTAAACCAAACTGTTTGAGTGGTTGTATATTGCCCCAACGTGTCAATCCCGTTAACTACGTTGTTCATGACTACTTTCTCGTAGCGAACTATGCCCATTACATCACCAACGGTTTATAAGGTCTGAGTAATTGTTCTACGCCAAAAGGTAGCTTTTTAAGAGATTCTACCGTTGTATCGGAGCGATTGTTATAAAGGTGCGTAAGCATTAATAGCCCAGCCTGTTTAATTACTGGATATGTTGCGTAAACGCTGGCATTAGACGTATACAGAACCACTAATGGGTTACTCATAAAGTTATTAACTTCTGAGGGAAACGCCTGCACGATTATTTTGTTGCCAGTAGGGTCGTAATAATAAGACGTTGGATCAAGCGCCGTTAATACTGGGGGAATGGCTGAATTGTAATAACTTACAGCATTAACCGTTACTCCAGCCGACCCCTGACTAGCTTCGGGCAAATCTAAATAAGCTTGCGTATTAATATTTGTTGCGTTGCCGTAATAAACTCGATATTGAGTAGCAAAAATAGACATACCCAAAAAATCTTCAATAGCCATACGGGTAGCCACTTCCAGCCCCGTTAGGTAGCTGTCTTGGCTTTCGTCACCGTCTAAATTAAGCTGTTGAGTAATTTCTTCAAGAGTAAGCCATGCCGTTGAAACGTCACGGGTTACTTGCTCTATCTTTTCATAACTATAAGGGTTACGGCTACTAGCCGAATACCCTTGTAACTCAACGATTCCATTAGGCATTATGTAACCTTATTAAGCTGGACCAACTAAACGAACACCCGCAAACACGTCACGAATGGTTGAGGCTACACGCTTTTCGCCAAAGAATGTAATAAAGCCAGCCTGAGTTTGCTCAAGTAGTTGAATATTCATTAATTCATTATCAGCAATAGATACAAAACGTTCCCATTCAGCAAGATAAACGGGATACTTACCAGCGCCCGTTACATCCATATAAGGGTTTTCGCAAACTGGATGACCAAAGATATACACTACCGCACCGCCGTCAGAATCGCCGACCTCAAGGAAGTTATTGGCAGAAGTCGAGGCTTTTAATTTACGCAACGCCATAACTGTGCTTGGGTGCATCATCCAGCAAGTTGTAGGCTTACGCTTATATTGTGCTGGTAAAGCTCCCATTAAATTAGCAAGATCATCATAAACAACTGCTGTATTGGCGGCTTGAGCTACTTGTAAAACCGTGTGTAGGCCGTTTGTGATAGCAGAGCCATTAGAGCCAAAGGCGGCGGCAGAAGTCGAGCCAGCGTATTGGTTTAAGCCACGCAAGCCGCTTGTTGCGCCATAGTTAACTGTTGTAGAACCAGTTTGATCGTTGTTAAACATCATAGAAAGCGCCTCTTGTTGCGCAAACTCTAATGCCATGTCTAAAACGATTGTTTCGTTAAGCAAATTAACGTCTGACAACACGGCTGTTCTTACAGGCACGGTTGCGTTAATTGATCGAACTGGGAGTTGCCAAAAAGCAACAGATTCGTTACCTAAATTAGTTTTAATTCCATAACCCCAAGGATTATCTGAGCCGCTTTGAATAAGTGTAGCGTTACCCTGTTTTACTACAAAAGCCTCATCTGAGCCGATTGTAGGAATTACTCTTGCGCCCGCCATACGGATTGGGTTAGCCATACGCAACGCCGCAAAGGCATCATCGTATATAACACGACCACCAACACCACTACCTGAGCCTGTGAGTGCGCTGGCTTCGTTTAAATTTACTGTAGCCTTGCCCTCAAGCATGGCAGTTTTTACTGCTTCAAGTAATAGATTTGTGGTCATTTTAAATTCCAAAAAAAGTTAAAAAAGCGGGGGATTTCTCCCCCACTTCTATCAATCTCCAGCAGTTGCTGTTGAGCGATAACGGATGATTGAGAATGGATCGACTACGCTGGTGCATAGACGCTTCTCGCCGTAGAAAGTAATGAAGCCAGGAGCTGTCTGATCGTAACGGCGCAAGATCATGTTCAAACGATCCACGATTGTGTGACCTTTTTGGAAGTCACCAAAATACATCGGGAATAGGTTAAGCTTGCTTGCAACGCCAGCATAAGTTGGTGTGTCAAGATACTTATTGACTACAACATCAAAGCCGAGCATACGACCAACAATGCCGTCTACTTCTAAAGGACCCATACGCTCAAATACTGGTGTACCGTTGTCATCTACTAAGCCACGAATAGCGGCAAGCATGATTGGGTTAACAATAATTTTTGCAGTTGGTGTCCAATACTGCTGTGGCAAGCTGTAAACAAAATTAACGATGTCTTGGAAGACTACTTTGTTAGTTAGCTGTCCAGCAGTTGTGCCATCACCGTTAGTAGTTAACTGGTCATACGTAGCAATATCTGACAAACCGCTAGATGAGCCAGTACCGCTATTGCCATACCCAGCACCGCTAATTGCGCCGCCTTTATAAACAGCCGCCGCACCGCCGTACTGATTTAAACCACGCAAGCCGTTTGTGCCGCCGTAAGCTGGAGTGTCAAAGTCAACGTAAGCTGTCTGATCGTTATTTTGGATCATAGACAATGCTTCTGCTTGGCTAAATTCAGCCAACATATCGGAAACAACGTTAGCTTCTAAGCCGTCAATATCGTCAAGAGCCGCTGTGCGGATTGGAAATTGAACGTTTAGGTCTTGGAGAGTTAACTGCCAAATATTTGTGTCAACGGTTGTGCCAGCGTTGTTGTTATTGATTGCATAACCCCATGCCGCACCTTGGTTGCCAGTTTTAGCACGAAACTGATAGGTTGAGCCATCAGTAGCTACTTGACGTGACACGCCACGCATTGGGTTTAACAAACGCAATGCAGTAAATACTGGATCGTAAGCTGTACGACCACCAACGCCTGCGCCTGAGCCTGTTAATGCAGATGCTTCCTTCATGTAAGCGTCATACTGACTTTCGCTTTCGAACATCTTGATTTCTTTTTCTACACGGTTACCCGATTTGTAGAAATCACGGATTTGCTCTTTAACCATACGGTTAACTTCTTGACCTACTGATTTATAAGTCTTGACAGTTGGAGTAGAGCCGATTTCAGCTAAACGGGCTTCGATTACAGCCAGCTTCTCTTGAGTTTCGGTTTTAACAGCTTCAATCTTTTCGTTTACAGAAGTTTCTACTGAAGTTTTTACTTCTTCGATTTTGACGGATTGATTTGCTTCCATCTCATCTAACTTTGCAATGATTTGCTCTGACATGATAGTTTCCTTATTTAATGCGCTTAGAAATAGCTTTCAACAATTCTCTTTCCTCTAGGGCTTTGAGAATAGTATCAGCTTCGGTTACCACCGCATCAGAATCACTCTGCTTCGGGGCATCCTCAACGATTGCTGGTGCAACATCACGTTGTTCCAGTATCTTTTTGAAGATTGAAGATGCGGTGGTCGCATCTTTACGGTCAACTCCAGCTTCACGCAGAAGTTTTTCGACTTGTCTTGGGTTTATTTGTCCGTCTTGAAAACACTCAAGAGAATTGATTTCAGCTTGCTGATTATTAGGGTGCATAACGACTGACACTTCCCGTAAACCGCCTTTGGTAATTTGAAAATATCCATCTTCTGTTGGATCCTCCATTGGTGTGCCATCTTCGGCAACGAATTGATATTCTTCAGCGTATGCGCCTACTGACACGCCGCCGAACAAATCTGGTGATTCTTTTAATACGTTGTATATGTCACGCCCGCCGCTTGTGTTTAAAAACAAACGTCCATTAGCGCTCATGCCGTCATCTTCAAAGGCAAACTCATGCCATTCACCGATTGGCATACCCATATCGTTATGATTTAAGAACATAGGCAAAGGTTTGCCTGTGTCTGCAAATTCTTTTGCCCAATCCATAAAACCTTCGGGCTGATAGTTAAATTTGCGACCATCTGCGCCTTCTCTAGCGCCCCAAGTCGTTACCTTAGCTTCAATCTTTCCGCTTGGTGCTGACGCTTCGTTTAGCCCTTGGTTTACGCTGAGTCGTGCTTCGCAAACTAGATTTAGATTCTTCATTAATAGCCCCTATTGAAATATCTTCACGCATATCTTGTATTTTTGGGCTTGCACCCTTTGTAGCAACGGGTAGCTTAATGTCGTTTGTTTTTACTTGCTTTCGCAAGAAGTATAAAGCAAGTTTATCAAAAAGTAACATTAATTTGCGCCTATGTTCATTTTTTTGGTTTGATTGCCGCCGCCTCCCCCAGTATCTTGAGGACTTGATCCAGCAATTGGTTCTTGTGGTTTTGATTTTGCACCCAATTCATCCCCGCCGTCAATCTTTGGCATATTTAAATAAACACGGGCTTCGTTAGGGGTCATAATACCGCCGCTTACGCCAGCCGTAGAAAAATTCATCTGGTCAAGAGCCGCACCCTTTAGGAACTCTTTAGTATCAAACCTTACGCACAGATTTGGGTAGCCTTTGAGCAAATGCTGGTTTAGTTTTTGCTCAATATTGATGACCATAGGATACATAGTAGTTTTATGGAACTCATCAAGCATGGTTTGCGTATTATTAAACTTGCCTTCGCCAACCGCTACCATTTGCGGCGGGACACCAAACAATCCACAAATACGTTTCATGGTTTGCTCTTTTAAAGCGGCGCAATCGGCATCTTGAAGGGTTAGCATATCAATCGGAGTGTATTTCATGCCCTGATCTAGCAACATACCCTGTCCAGCCTTAGACAAATCGGTTGTCCGTGTGCCTACCATAGCTGACCAAGCCTCTTTTAGCCTTGCCGCTACTTCCTTGTATTTAGCATCAGGGATTACGGTATCAGTAGTAAATAGTCCTGACGGTTTAGCCCCGTTTTGCATAATAAAGTTTGCATATAGGTCAATATCTTGATCTAACGCTACTAATTCAGTAGCCAGTATGCCTTTGTTGAAACCAGCCGAGCCTTGCCAAGCGGCTTCCATAATGTGCATGACCTGATATGCCGCTAAGGGTTCATCTTTGTTAAATCCGTAGCTTGGGGTGCTGAGAACATACTTAGGATAGCGGCTTGGGGTAAGCTGGCAAGTCATTAATGACGAATCTAAGTTATACATCTCAATCGGCATCTGATTAGGGTCTTTTGTGTTCTCTCTCCACCATAGGGTAAAGGTTTCGCCCGCTAAGTCTTGCCACATAGACCATTGATACCAAAATTCGTAGCTAGATTGGAAGTTATTAGGGTTATACAGTAGGCTTTCTACTTGCCTTGCCCTTGTTTTGTCCCGTGCATTGATTTTTGGGGCTTTAAGCGCTTCAACAAACTCGCCATTCTCAGTTTTATACATTACGCACTTAGGAAGCTGTGCTAATGTCCTAGCTTTAACCCCTACGCAAGCCATAACCGTGCTATTGCGGGAAAGCATAGACATATCAACGGGTCTGCCAGCGGCAGTAACGCTACTCGTTGTTACGTATAAAAGCTGTTGGGATACAGTCTGTTTGCCCGCTTGACCTTGGTAAACAACATTATTACCAAGCTGGGTTTGTCCGAACATGGTATTAGATTCGGTGGTTTTCACCTCATTTTTACCTTGTTTTCCTCTAAAAATGTCTAATAGCGCCATGATTCCCCCCGTATTAAGGGCATATTACACTAAAAACTTCTAAATCCATAGCTAGAACTGACGAAAGGATGATCTAAAGAACAGTGCATAGCGATAATCATGGCAATTATGCCATCGACCTTGGCAGATTTGTCAGCCTCGTTCTTTCTGATCTTAATATTTCCGTTAACATCCTCATAACATTCAGCGTTTCCTAGTTGCCAACTAACAAAAGGGTTGCCATCATGTTTAATTTGCTTATTGAGTATCAGCTTCTCCACTTGCTTGGAAGGATTGTTCAATACCGCCATGCCTTGTCCGACCTTTTTAACGGGAACGCCGACCTCGTAACACCGAGCCACCACGCTTGCCGCATTATAGGCATCATACCCAGCCTCTTTGAGCATGGGGTACTTTGTGGATTCGCTAATAATGTAATCACTAACTTCCCGATCATCAATTACGTTGCCTTGGGTTAAATGCAGTATTCCGCTTTTCCTAGCTTCGTCAAAGATGCTTAGATAGTGTTTCGGCACAAACTCAAGCCCTTCTTCGGGTAGAAAAAATTTCCACTTTGCCTCATAATCAGTTTCGCCGAATCGCTTTAGAGTGCAAACAGCGTTCAAGTCACGGGTTGACGCTAAATCGAAACCGATGAAAACAGCTTCGGGTTCACGTTCTTCTGTGATTCGGCACTCAGGCGCATCCCAGTATTGACGGTCTAGCCATGCAGAATTGGCGCTGACGTATACGTTTAAGGTCTTGCACAAAAACTCATTTAAAGCGGCGGGCTTGTTCTTAGCCTCCTCAGCACGTTGGTGAATGGCGCTGTCAAATACACTTATACCGTGCATTGGGTTAGCTTTAGCCCATGTTGCTGGGTCTTTCCAGTCATCTTGCAAGTCTAAGCCATACAGCAGTCCAAACCAGCGGGGGTTATCCGTAGCTGTGCCGTGCAACATATTTTCGACCATTTGCATATCTTCATAGAACTTGGTGTCCTTGGTAAAGGATGCTGTCGTAATATAGATGCGTAAAGGGTTTTGACGTGCGACCATGCCTGAGTGCAGAACCTCGATAGAGTTACGGTCTGTGATCTGTGCCGCCTCGTCAATAATGGCGCATGAGGGGTTTTTACCGTCACCCGTCTTTTTGGTATCTCGACTGAGCGCCTTAAACATCGACTGGCTATCTCCAGCCTTGCGTATTTGGTATTTTGATACATTAAACAGCTTTTGTAGGTCTGACGGCATATTCTCTACAAACCCTAAAGCCGCATCAAACACAATAGAAGCTTGTTCACGGCTGGTTGCTAGTGTGAATACCTCAGCGCCCGCCTCTCCGCAAATAAGCTCATATAGAGCGATTACAGCAGTCAGCGTAGACTTTCCCGCTTTACGGGGAATGAACACAATAACGTCTGACACCATACGGTGCGAATGGTCTTTTTTGCTACGGAATCCATATATGGCGCAGATCAGTAGGATTTGGAACGGCTCAAGGACAATCGACTCTCCCGCCTGTGGACCTTTGGTGTGCTTTAGCGATTCCGCAAACGATAAAACGTGTTCTACGTAATCTGCATCAAAATACCATTCCCAGTCCTTGCGCTCAATCTGGTCGAGAAAACGCTGGCAAGCTAATCGAACATTAGCGCAAACATTAATCTCACCTTTCGCTACTTGACTGGCGTAAAGAACGCCGTCTTGATGATTCACCCTTTAGGACCTCTCAGGAATTTCGATACTGGGCTGTCTTCTTCTTGAGCGCCGTCACTAAGGCGGCTTCTAGGGGTTAGCCCTAGCTCGTTCATTAATTGAATAATGGTCTTGAGCGTATTTTGCCTTACCGTCAAATAAGGGTTTGGTCCAATAGTTTTGCCATTGTTGAACTTAGTAACCACGGGCGTTTTTGCTAGGGTCTTTTTGCACTCAATATAGGTGTCAATTTGTTCGGCTAAATATGCCAGCGTGTGCTTATCTTGATCTGAGCCAATCCCGTAAACCTTATACAAAAAATCAGCGGTTTCAGCAATAAATGTAGAGCGATCCCATGCGTCAGGATTATCTAACCATTCAGCTTTTGGAATACGGCACTTTATGGACTTAGGAATGTCAACGCCTTGGTTCATTCCCTTTGATCCGTTGACTACGTGTAACTCAGGAGGCAATTTGTTCATAAAATTATTCTAACGTAAAGTTTCGTTTCACGCTAGTAGTTTCACGTGAAACATTCAGAGGGAGAGGCGGGAGAGAACCCTTGGTTTTTGATACCCCCCTACCTTAACTCTGTTTACACAAAGTTATAGGGCGAGCTTGCTTTGGAGATTATTTACAATTTTTTAGTTTCTAACCTTTTCCCCAAAAATCATCGAATTTGGCTTCTATTTCGATGAAGGGCAGACCCTTGCATAGTCTTCAATAATTAAATCATTATGACCATAGTGTTTGATGATGCCCCTTTGCTCATACCATGTCTTCTCACTATGGCATGACGCACATAGAGATTGGAATAGGTTGTGATAGAAGGCGCTATCACTTATGGTAGCCCAAGGAAAGACGTGGTCTACGTGTAGCGCTGAGGTGACCCTGCCCTTCTCCATACAGGCGGCACATAGTGGGTGTAGGCTTAACTGCCTAGCCCTAATAGAACGCCAGTATGAGGTCTGATACATAGCGTTATGCTCAGCCCTAGCCTTCGTAATGATTAGTGTGTTCTTGCCGCCATGCTCTAAGCAGTAGTTATTATAGCGTGACCGTTCAGCCCTACATCCTAATGATGCGCACTTAGTAGATGTAGGGATTGAGGGCATTACTTTAGATAGCGCAACTTATAGAGGGTAGAGTCAATAAGGCTTACGATAGTGTCTACTTCGTTCTGTATATTAGTGTCTTGTGGAAACCAGCCTGATCGCCTACTAGCCTCAACATACCCACTTATCTGCTCAAGATAGGCAACGGGGTCATTAGTAGGCAGATCATAAGATGCGGAATAACCGCTTAATAAGCCATATTTACCTTGTATAACCTCAGTTAGACTATCTACTAAGTCATTTAATTCATTGTAAAACTTGCCTAAAGCCTTGTGCTGGCTATATGACGTGCTTTGGAAATGTAAGATATGTGCGTTTGTGACGCAATGCAATAGGTTTTGAATAAATGCTGATAGATTGGTTTCCATGATTCCCCCGTTAGTGGCTCTATTCTAGCTGTCATCCCTAGCTCTAGCAATCTCGTTGCGATCAACGTGGAAAGCCTCGGTGCAATGTGGGCAAATAACCTCAACATAAGCAGATTGTTGAACCTTTGAGCGATCCTCAAACGTCATCTGCATCTTAGTTTCGACCTTGCCAATGTTCTCAGCCGTAGGGTTTTTAAAGTTAGTAGCGCCAGCAGTATCCGAAATAAGCTCATCTAGGCTGATTGTAGGAAAATAAATCTCCATATCCTCGACAGCCTCAATCTCCCTTAATTCGGGGATTAATCGGTTCATATCCCAGCTAGATAATTCGCTGGTTTTATTGTCAGCAATACGGTATTCCTTGATTTCTTGTGCTGTAAGGTCTGTTTTGACTACGCACGGCACGTCAGTAACGCCTAGCTCTTGAAGGGCTTTATACCGTGTATGACCCGCAATAATGACATTTTCGCCATCAACTACAATAGGGTAATTAAAACCATAGTCCTTAATTGACTGTTTAACTGCGGCAACAGCATCCTCGTTGTTACGTGGGTTACGCCAGTAAGGCTTAATGTCCGTAAGTTTAAGCGTTGTTATTTGCATCTGATTGTTCCTTTTCGTATTGTTTGCGTAACTCTATTTGGCGCTTAGTTTCCCACGCTTTCTTATATTCCACGTTTTCGAACAGCTTACTAAAGCCTGTAACGTGCTTTAAACGCACTAACTCGTCAGGCTCAACGCCTAACTCTGCGCAAATAGCCTCGTCTGCCCAGCCATTCTCAAGCATTTGGAACACCATATTAGCCATGCCGGACACAGAATGTTTGCCTCTAGCCCGATTGTGCCGCACAGTAGACGCCATACGGTCATTTATGGACTTGTCAATAACTACGACTGGCAAAAGCCCATTGTTGCGCTCGGCAATGTCCTTGTTTAACTTCATTGTCGTATAACGGTGAAACCCATCTACGATAACGTATTGGTCTTGCTGATCGTCATATACCGTTACGACTGGCTGAGTATAGCCGTCATGTAGGATTGACACATACAGCAAACGCATCTCGTTTTTGGCTACAGAATTTGGGTTATAGTCGTTTGCGTGAACTTTCTCAATCGGCACCCATCTTACAAAGTTAACAGGCTGGGAATTTTGAGGGGATATGCTATGCAAAAACGCCCGTAAATCCTCTATGTAATCAATTTTAGCTTGCGTATCTAACGCATCAAGCTGGTTCTGTATTTGTTGTTTTATCTGCATTCTTTTTGGCTCTCCAAGCACGTTTTAGGTCAATATTTTCGGGTCTACGCTCAAAATTACCCAGTTTTACAAACTCCCAGTCATTCGTAAGAATGGCATTAATGTGTTCTTTATACATTTTGTCGGGGATTGCATGAGCATACATTTCGTCATGCCTAGCAAAAATGGTCTTAAACCCAGCATTCCATTCGGGGTTTTCTATTAGCTTTTCTAGTAGATAATCACGGTATTCGCCCCATGTGGCAAACATAAACGGTAACGACCTTGGAAAATAATCATCTTTGCCTAGCTTGCCAGCCATATCTATGCCGGCAATCCGTTGCGTAAGGCGCTGATATGTGTCGCCCTCAATCTCTTGCATATAGAACAACGTTCCCACGGCGGTTTCGTGGTGAACATTGGAAACCCGCATATTTTGTAACTTTACCCCGTAGTTGTATTGAGCGTCATAAATACGGTTATACGCCCATTCGTTATCGTGTATTGCTTTCCACACATCCATATACGACCAGTCATATATTGGATAGAAAGTATAGTGTTCGTTGGTTTTGTCTAAGATTTTTCCCCATGTTCTTCCCTTGTAGGTAACGTCATGGGTAAGCGCCATTGCTCTTGTTGGTGATTCCTCAGTCCGAACTCCCGCAATGTAGCAAGTCTTGATGCCAGCGTATTCTTTTTTGATAATTGCTGGAAAAAGTTCTGCAAATCTTTCTGTTCCATAAGTGTTTTCTTTAATGCTGTATGGCACTCTAGGGCGCATCCAACGGTGTTCTTCTTGTTCATCCCAGCACATAAGCCAATGATCCGTAGTGCTGGTAGCGTTAAATAGCTTAATTGGCATTTGATACCACTTAGCTTCAACGTCAGGATTTTCCATGATTTCGGTAATAGTATCAATCGTGGCTTCCCATTCGGCTTCTTGATCGACAAATAAGCATTTAAGCGGCAGACGATTCTTTTCCCGTGCGACTTGCAAGGCTAGGTTATAGACCACGGTGCTGTCTTTCCCGCCTGATACGCCGACAATAATGTTTGGAAATTCATCAAATAGCCAGCGAATACGCTCTAAACCGGCATCGTAAACGGTCTTATTGCCGTAAATTTTCATAGTTTTAGCTGGATTTGAGTCCAGTCCTTGTATTCTTTTGTGATTTTTGCGCCCATTTTGATATACAAGGGCAACGACATTGCTGAGCAATTAGCCTCAACTAACTTAATTCCACGTTCCCGCACAGCAATCATGCTGTATCGGAATAACTCTTTAAAGTAACCTTTGTGCCGGTAATCAGGCAAAACATAATGGTTCTTAAATACAGCTTTTTTGGAATACCAAAGGATGCCGGTAAAAGCGACCAATACGCCATCTACAAATTTACCGTAATACTCAGTAGAGTTACAAAACGATAGTCCTAGCTTTTCTGTTTCGGCAAGGTAAGGCTGTATATCTCTGTCGGTAATGGTGCGTATCATACGGGGTCTTTAAACGTTAGGCTTTGCCGTTTACTGCTACGGCGTGGGTCAATCATACTCTTTGCAACACGATGATCTACAAGGCTTGGAACGTGTATCCAATACTTTTCTTTGCCCGCTTTTAGGTAATCGCAAATCATGCTGTCTGTGCCGGTAGGGTGCTTTTCTTTATCTTCCCAAAACTGGTAATAGTCATGAATTGCTGTTGAGTAGCCTGCTGGCAGGTAAAAGCATTGGTTCATTAAGTAGTTATTGTCGTAGCGACTCCCTTTTGTCAGGTCATCTTTACGCATAGAAAAGAACTGTATGACCTCGTTGGGGCGCTCATGGACTGCACCAATTAGCTTTGTCATAAAGTTTTGGGTCAGAATAATGTCTTCTTCCATGTGAACGCACGGGTCATCTCCAGCCATGCGCATAGCATCAAGAAACGTGTCCATAGCGTTGCGGGTCTTATCAAAGCACCATTCGGCATTAGGCAAATTGGTGCGTAGGTATTTAATAAACTCGGTGCGCTCAGGCACGGCACGAATAATAATTTTCACAAAAGCGCCCTATTGATGATTTTAGTAATCTCAAGCGGGTTACCCATAGTCCAATAGGTGTAAGGCGCCATGTCGTAATAAACGTAGCCTTTGCGGAAAAACTTACGCATTTTGCCGTGTTTGCGTATATATAAAACTGCTCTGTAAAACTCTACAAGATCACGGCATTTGTCTTTGACTACGTAACAATGGGGCATTTGCGGCATTGTTTTAGCAAAAGTCCATTCATGAGCCTTTACAAACTCATGAAACTCTTGTTCTGTCATATCTTTTTCGTCAAACATATTACTATTATGGCACTTTTATTTTACGTTTGTAAACAAAAAAATCCCCAGTTTTTAGGCTGGGGAAAAGTCACTTCCTCACGTATGGCTTGATTATAACGACCACTTTGCCCCCCGTGCAAAAGCCAATTTTTTCTTGCGTAAGCCTATGAATAATATGATCGTCTACCATTACGCCAGCCGTAACCATGCTGTCAGTAAGCACTTTTTCATAGTTAGCAATATCTCTTTTGCGCTGATCCGGCATCCAATAATGATACGTAACGTCTAATGGTGTATTAAAGCCAGCCTTTAGCCCAGCTAAAGCCACCCTTAAAGCTACCTCTACGTTGTAGGTTTTCGCCTTAGCAGTTTTGTAAGTTTGATGCCCTCTACGCCCTAGGTAATGATTTACGCTAGGCGGAAAGGGTAATTCAAGAATCACGTTTGGCGTTTCGCTGGTTATCTAAGCGTCTGCAAATCTTAAAACATCCGCAATTAGGCTCAACTTCCCAGTTTTCGGTAGACCCCCATTTGCGCATCCCGTCTACCATGACTTTACGGGCAAGCTTACATGGCTCATTGACCGCTATCCGTGTCCGGCATTGGGGGCATTTAAGGCTAAATACGCCACCGTTATTGGCGCAATCTTTACAATCATTTAACGGTAATGTGTCCTGATTCAAATAACCATCCTATTGTTTTTCTGTGCGCTTCTTCCCAAAAGTCAATGCGTTCTTGTTTTGTCATACGAGTGCCTTGGTCTATGGCGTAATGACAGGTGTAGCAAAGTGCCGCAATCCTATAATCGTGGCATTTAATCGATCTTCCTTTGCCGTCCGCCAACTGATTTGAATGTGCCGCAACGATTGTTCCATCTTGTTTCCCGCATGCTTGGCATGGACTCTGCCTTGCTATCTCTAGGAGTTTTTTGTTTCGATACATTTTTACGCCAATCAGAATAAGCTGATGCTATGAAAATTAAGGCAATTGCGCACAATATGGACAATATTACCGCCATTCCCACTACGCATACCGCAATAATGGTATCAATCACAATAAATCCCAGCCTATTTTTATAAAAAACCAGCAGATTTTAGCTACGACCCCAATAAATACAAGGGTTACAAGCCAAGTTAATGCCGCAATAAAGCCAATTTTGATTTTTTCTAGCATTAGTCAATCCTTAAAGAACGGGGTGCGTATTGGTTTCTGTCATAAGTGTAGCTTAAATTGCCTTGATTACCGCTAAATGATCCGGCATCCCGATTAATGTTCTTAGGCTTGTAATAGACGTTTCTAGAACTGTCATAGTAATAACCGTTTACTTGGTTAAATTGCTGATTTAAACGCCCTTGGTTGCCGTAAATTTGTGTTCCTGAGCCGTTATATCGGTTTTCGTAATAATTGGACTGTGCAAAGGCTGGCGCTGATACGAGGGTTAGTGCAATAAGTAGTGTTTTCATGTTCTCTCCTGTTATTTGTTAACTGTATAACGTAATTATCCAATTGTCAAATAGTTTGCACGGGTAAATCATTAAATATTACGCCATGATCTACCGCCCACGCTTCTACCATTTGCATATAGTCGCTAAATTCGGCAACGCTTAACTCTGTGCTGGTCATGCCTAAAACTATGATTTCGCCGTCCGGCAACACTATTTCTCGCACGCCAATAAACCTACGTTTAGCCCATTCGTGCCATACCTCAGCCGTCATTTGTTGCTCATTGATTTTTAGCTGTTCCGCAATCTCGTGCATGATTGTCCAATAACGCCTGTTTTGCACATCCCGCCGTTTTTCTTCTAACTTCTGAAAGCTAAGTATCCACGGTTCATTGGTCAGCATGACCTTAATTTCTTGAAAGGCGGGTAATAAATCCGCTACTCGATATATAGTTTTCTTATACATTTCTCTTTTAGTGTTTGATAGCTGTCATATCCATTACCCAATATTCCCAGTTCTTTTGCCTTAGCCTCTATGCCCTCATTGGTAAACATCCATGATTTGTCTACCTTTGCCGGTTTAGCTTTCGGCGGTTCTATCACCAATTCATCTTCGAACCTTGCCTGATTCAGCCATGTTGCTGGGTGCGGGATAAACTCGTGCTCTGTTTCTTTTGTTTTCCAATATTTAACGTGCTGGGTTATTGCGTTTAATGCTTTAGTCTGCTCTATGTCCGTCAATTTGTTCCAAGCCTTTTCGGCTGACTTCTTAGCGACCTTTCTTGGATACTCTTTCCAAAAATCCTCAAACATTTTTCTCCTTTCTTTTAGCTATCTCTTTTTGCAAAATGTGCCAAAACTCTGATTCGATAATGTCCATACTCTCTCCTTTTCTATATTAAAAACCATAGTAAGACCAACGGCAAACTGCCGTTTTTTACAAGTGACGTATTGAGTAGCGACTCTCTGAATAGCTGGCTTGTCCTAACTATTCGGCTATCGAAGGTGTCTCCCCTTGCTCTTGTGCTGTTTCTCACAAGCCTCTAGCCCGTCTAGGCTTTCTTATTTACACGCTTGCCCTTTGCGTGATCGAGAGTTATGCCAAAAGAAAAACCCCGTGAATCTTAGGTGGAGTATGTCCCTTGGCACGGGCAACCCTAAACAGCCGACTTAAGGATTTCTCACTTACTGTTTAAAGTTACACATACCCCACCTAAAACTACGGGGTTGTTACCTCAAGTCGTTTGTCATGGATGCCACTCCTGACAACTACATAATAAATCAACTTCTAATTGCTTGCAACACCATAAATCTCCGGCGCTAAATCGTAACGACTTACCCCGCTTAATTGCTCGACCCGCAAGACGTGGTGCGCTGGTATCTTGTTTTTTCTAGCCCATGAATAAACTGCGGCACGGGTTAAACCCAATTCTCTAGCCATCTGCGTTTTGCCGACCAGCCTCAATGCTTTTTCTATTGGTGTTAAGTTCATATTGCAATCTCGTAGTGTTATATGACATATGGTATCACACAATTATACGTTTGCTTAAGAAACTTTCTCATATTGTGAGAAATAAAATGATACAAAACGTTGACTTTTGTTATACACACCAATAAACTTACCATGTAGTTAAATTAAATGTGAAAGGAAATTAAATATGAAATATGCAAATCACTATGGCTGGTCAGACGTAAACCCCTATGAAGTTGTGCGGGTAGTCAGCGACAAAACTATCGAAATCCGTGAAATGGATGCGGTAGAAGATAACTCTGTAAAACTCAATTGGGAAATTGGCGGGTTTAGCGCAATCTGCACTAACCAAGGCAATCAGAAATGGATCATCACTTCTAACCCCAATAACCCAGTAATCAGAATCCGTGCAAACAAGCGTAAGGGCTGGGCTGATAAGCACGGGCGCACTTTTGGCTTATCTGATGCACCTAGCAAATTTTATGACTACAACTTTTAAGGAGATTGCAATGACTAATCGTGAACAGATGGATTTAAGATTTGCCGCAATTTATTCTACGGCTGTTGCTAAAGCAATTATTGCTGGTCAACAGTATGTTGCTCAGTATGGCGAAGACGCATACTGCGGTTTTGGCTGGGTAGAAATACCCAATGGGCGCAGTCCTTTTGTAAATTGGTGCAGAAAGAACAAAGTAGGCTCTAAGCATTGGCGCAAGGGCTGGCAGATTTGGAGACCGTCCGGCAATATGACGCAGTCTATGACCGTGCTGGAGATTGAGGCACAGGCTTTTGCTGACGTATTAAAAGAACACGGCATTGAGGCGTGGATGGGATCGAGGGCAGACTAATGAAAACTACGCAGATTTTTGATGAAAAAGGCAGATGCGTTGGGCGTGAATGGCGCTGTGCCTGTGGCAATAAAGTTGAATCTTACATGGGTTATGACGTATCGTGTGAACGTTGCGACCAGTTGTATAACGCATTCGGGCAAGCTTTACGCCCACAATCTCAATGGGAAGAACAAGATGATTACTAAATTTATACTTGAAATAGAACTAGGAAACTCTGCGTTTGACGTAGATTGGAAACCCGAAGTGACTTACATATTGCGCAACGCACAACGCAAGCTTACTGAGGGTCAAGTCGAAAGCATATTGCACGACCATAACGGTAATGTTGTAGGTTCATATAGGGTAAGTCCTAATCAATTTACTTGAAATAACTGTTGCATTTTGTTATACATATCGTTAATATGTAGTTGTAGTTTGATTAAATGTGATTTTTATAAAAGGAGTGTATATGTCAGTAGCCAAAGTAATATTAAGTCAATTAGGCGGTAACCGTTTTGTAGCCATGACTGGCGCAAAAAATCTAGCCGAAACCGGCGATCAAGCTGGCGGTCTAGCATTTATGTTACCCGCACGTTTTGCTAAAAATGGTATCAACGCAGTCAAAATTACCCTCGACTGGTCTGATACTTATGTAGTCAAATTTCTCAAGATTGGCAAAAGTAACCTAACCGTTGTATCCCAGCACGACATGGTTTATTGCGACCAGCTTGTTCCGTTGTTTGAGCAAGAAACTGGCTTGTATACCCACCTATAAGGACTGACTATGAAACAATTTTTACTAGGTATGTTAGGCGGGTTACTAGCTTTTGGTATCCCAGCAATCGTATATGTGTTACGGACTGGGGGTATATCGTGAGCGTAGCCGAAACCTCAATCAATGCGTATAAAGAGCATAAAGCGCAAGGCAAAGTTGGCACCCAAGCCATGCGTATATTTGACGCAATGTTGTTCGGCAAAGATTACTCCCGCCGAGAACTTGTAGGCATTACCGGACTAGAACTTAGTTCTGTATGCGGACGTGTTAACGAAATGTTGCAAGTCGGTATGCTTAAAGAGGTTGCCCCACGCAAGTGTAAAGTTACCGGCAAAACCATTAACCCAGTAGTAAAAACCAGCTTATTTTAGGAGATCAAATGCACAATTACGATAAATGGCTAGAAAGCGGTGCGCACGATAACGAAGACGAGGATGTGTTTGTTGAGGATCGTGTAGCCGAATTAATGCGGGGCGAATATAACCCGTTTACCCCAGCAAACATACTGACTGCAATCTCTGAGGAATGTTTGTTTAAAGATTCTGACCTAGAAAGCATGTCCGACTATATGGAACAACGCAAGATTACCGAACTAGGCTTGCTGGTCAAGTGCCGCATTGTTGAGTATTGGGAAAATCAAGCAAATAACCACGCACACGAGGATTGGCAGAATGGCTACCGTGATTGAGTTACTAAAAATTTGGGCTGTAATAGCGTTGCTGTTTACGGCGTATTTGTTGTCTTGGTATTTTGAACCACTTTTCTAAGGAGAGAAAATGAAGCAATCAGAAACACTAAAAGAGTTAGGCACAGCATTAGCCAAAGCACAAGGCGCATTAACTCACGCCAGCAAGTCATCCGTTAACCCGTATTTTAAGTCTAAATATGCAGACCTAGCGTCCGTATGGGAAGCCTGTCGGGAACAATTGTCTAGCAATGGTTTATCCGTTGTGCAAGCGCCAGCCGAATTTCAGAACAATATTATGACGCTGACTACCCGCTTGTTGCATAGTTCCGGCGAATGGCTTGAGCAAACTATGACTTGCCCTATACCCGATAAAAAACTTGATCCGCAAGGCATTGGCTCTAGCATTACTTATATGCGCCGTTATGCCCTTGCCGCAATTGTTGGCATCTATCAGGATGATGATGACGCAAATAGCGCCTCATACGCCCCTAAAGAGCATCCAGCAACCCTAACGGATGAGGAAATTACCCGCATCAAAACCCTAGCCGTAGCCACCCATTCTGACAATGCCAAAATTGCCGCATTTTATGGCAAAAAAGACTTGCATGAAATCGAGCGTTTACACTTCCCCAAAATTGTAGAAGCCCTAGAAAAGAAACTAAAGAAAGAGGGTGAGTAATGCTTACGCAAGTATTTTTAGAGCAAGGGTCAGAAGAATGGCTGGAATTTAGGCGTACAAAGCGTATGGCAAGCGAAACTCCTGCGGTCATGGGGTTATCGCCATATCAACGGCAAAGCGATATACGGCGCATTAAAAACGGCGGGGGTAGCGGGTTTGTCAATAACGCTATGCGCCAAGGCACTCAGCAAGAGCCTATTGCCCGTGAAGCCTATATTCGTGATTTTGTAGACGTGCGCCCAGCCGTATATGTAAACGGTGACTACGGGGCAAGCCTTGACGGTATTAACATTGACCAAACCCTAATTTGGGAATGTAAAGTGCCGGTAGACGGTTGCAAGTCTGAGCGTTGGCAGTTAGCTTTAGAGGGCAAATTAACTCCGTATGACTATGCTCAAGTCCAGCACCAGCTTATGGTTACAGGTGCAGAAATGTGCCACTTTTTTGTTTGGGATGCCGAATTACAGTCTTACGTAATAACGGATGTGTTGCCCGAACCCGACTATTGGCTGTCTATTGAAATGGAATGGGAAAGCTTTTGGAAGACGTTAGGGCTAAGAACTGACCGTGCATGGGCTAAAGCCGTTAAAGAATATAAAGAGGCTAAAGAAATTGTAGAAATATCAACACGACTTTACGATGAGAAAAAGCAAACGCTTATGGAATTGCTTGTTGGCGAGTCCAATGAGGGATCAGGTGTGCGTGTCCAGCGCATAACTGTTGCTGGGCGCACCGACTGGAAAAGGGTAGAAAAAGAGTTATTACTAGGTGCTGATTTGACACAATACAAAACTTCTGATAGCACGCAAATCCGCATAAACGAAATTAAGGAATGATATGAGTTCAGTAAATAAAGTATTTATTTTGGGGCGCTTAGGAAAAGACCCCGAAGTTAGGTATACGGCTGACGGTAAAGCCGTTGCAAGTTTTAGTGTAGCCACGTCAACATACGGCAAAGATGCTCAAGGCAATAAGACTGAGCATACCGAATGGCATAGACTGTCCGCTTTTAATAAAGCGGCAGAGGTTGCCGGTAAGTATTTGCGTAAAGGCGATATGGTTCACGTAGAGGGTTCATTGCGCACTAAAAAGTGGAACGATAACGGGGTAGATAAATACAGCACCGATATAGTTGTAGGGCGCTTGAATCTGCTGGGTAGTAAAACCCAGTCAGAACCCGCTGGCGATTTGTCAGCAATTGATGATGATGTACCATTCTAATTTTTGTATAATTTTGTATGCAAGCAAAACGTAAAGAAAAATTAGATTACATTATCTGTTTGTTGCAAAAAGAATCCCTAAATCGTAGGCAATTGCAGACGCATTTAGGGGTTACTTTAGGCGCAGTTGATGACTATACGGCTTACCTTAGTCAAGAAGGTTTAATTTATGTAGATTATTGGGTGCGCACTTTAGGCAAGCCTACTCCTTATTGGCGTGCTGGAAATCGTTTAAGCGCCCCTCGTCCTGATGCACTAGGGCAAACAGAATACTTACGAAGATCAAAAGAGAAAAAACTATTACCGCAACCAAGAGAACAAATAGAATTAGTAGAAAGTCCATTTGTTCCTCGGCGGGATTTAGCCTCTAGCTGGTTTTAAGTAAACGGGCGAGTGCCAGCCTTGTCAATAATTAACGATTGATTACGGGGCGTTTGCTCAGCCGTATTAGGCACGCTAATATGTGTCCAACCACCGCCTCGATCCTTGTCCCAAAACTCCCGAATTATTTGGTCAAACTGTATATCAGAAGCTATGATTGCTCGGCACACTTCGTCAGGAGTCATGCCGGCAACCCGTATGTCTGCGGCACAACCAATCCTGTGCTGGCTGGTATCTTTAGAACCTACCGCATCATTGACTTGCTTGTTACGAAACCCTGAGTTAATCATTATTGGTTTACCAAGGGTTTTACGCACTTCTTCTAGTAGGCCTGCTAAGCGAGTAAGATTTGCAATCTCGTTAGCGTTTGGCATATTATCCCAGCCGTTACGAGCGCCTACTTCTGAGGCAATTAATTCTTGGAGTGTAAAGTTTTCGCTAAGGTTCATTTTTTAAGCATCCCTTCTATCTCTTTTGCTTTGTCTTTACTGCCTTGGCTTGAGCCAAAATAAAACGATAAAACTTGTCCGGCGGCACTTGTTATAAATCCTAGTGCAAAAATAATAATTTGCTGTTGATCTTGTGGCGTATTAACAAACATAAGAACGCCAATTAATGTAAAGGCTAAACCAACTACGCCTAAAGCAAGCACGGGAACTACTAACTTGTCTAATGCGCTTGCGTGTTCAGAAGTGGCTACTTGTGCATAAGCTTTACGGGCAGAGTCACGATCCGCAACTTCTAGCTTAGCATACTCAAGGTCTAATTCTTTTAGCTTTAAAGCCATTTCAGGATTGCCGGTCAATGCTTGAGTAACACCCTCTACCGTAGCGTCATCTATACCCAGTTTAGATGCTATCCAGCCAACTGCCGCACCGCCTGCCGGACCAGCAACGGCTGTTGCTAATACTGGCGCAACCCCTTTAAGTATTCCTAATAGCGTATCCATTATTTCTTAGCCCTTTCTTCAAGAAGTTTTACTCGCACATGCAAATCTTGAATTTCTCTGTGTAGTTCAGCTTTAAGAACATGACGCTTTTCTGCAGATATTGGGCTATCTGTGGGTACGCCCTCGTTGGTAATTAAAGCTGGCATTTTGCCTTCAATCTTAGTAAGGCGTTCTTGAAATGAAGATACTTGACCGAGTAGCCATGCTATACAGGCTACCAAAATCGGAATCACCGCCTTCATAATGTCTTGCATATTCATTTTTTAACCCCCCATACCATGTAATAGGCTATCCATCCAGCAACTAAAAAGCACCAAAACTGCACCCATCTAACTCTGCCTAGTTCTGCATCAAAGTATTCTTTATCTTGTTTTTCTAGCTTTTCGATTTCAATTTTTATATCCAGCAACTTTTGCCATTCTTTAGTGCCGTATTGTTTTATAAAATCTACTCTTAGCTTGTATTCTTCATCCGAAATCTTTTTTCGGTGTTTATATTCTTCTAGGGCTTTAAATATTGCCCGTTCTTTTTTTAGCTCTGCCTCTCGGCGCTCACGTATTTTTGCTTGCGCACGTTGTCTTGCTACGTCTACCGCTTCTTTCTGAACATCCTCAATGTTCTTGCCAATTTCTTTACCAGCTTCTCGCCCCGTTTTTATCCCTTCGCTGATGCCTTTAGCACCAACCGATAACCCCAGTTCGTCTGACATACCGCATTAGTGTATTTTAAAGACAATGGCAACTAATGACGCAACAATAAATGCGGCGCTACTAATTAAGATTTGTTCTATGCGTTTTAGTCTTGCGCAGATTGAATCGTAGCGAATCTCGCATACGGCTTCATGAGAATTTAACCGAGCCTCGGTTTCGGGAATAGATGACATAACAGCTCCAAAAAGTTGGGAAATCGTGTCATGTCGTGTGCAAAAATTTTATCACTTCTTGAGGAGATACAAAAGCATCATTTTTGTGCTCAGTAAAATCCCACCATAAAAATTGGTTTTCGGCTAAATATACTCTATCTTTAAGTAAATTTGTGTTCTCTGAGTGTCCGTATATTAGCGGATCGGATACTGACCATAGGGCTATTCCCTGTTTACCCTCAGCCCAAGCTAGATGCTGGAAAAAACTATCCACCCCAATCCATGTGCGGCACTCACTAATTAAGGTTTTAAGCTCGAATAACGGTAAGTTTTTCCTAAAATCAGGCACTAATTGATCCTCGCCATCTATCCCTACTTGCACAATTGGCTCATCAATTAAAGCAATAAGCTCTTTCCAATAAGGATAATTCTTAGGGTTTTGTTTGCCGTTTTGTAGTTTTTTAGCGTATGGATGAATAACTATCATAGGTAAAGCTTTCGGTAAGCATCCTCTAGGCTACCAGTCCAGCCCCAGTCAGCCATTTTTTTGTATATATTCCATTGATCTAAATTGCCGAACAAAGCATGGGCATCAGCAATGGACTTGCAAGGTATGACTTCGGGATAGCACCCAAACACAATAGCGTTAGATATATCTGGCAGAACCTTACTAAACACAATATGATCGCCAAGCCCAGAATCAAGAACCACAATCGTTTTTTCAGCCAGCCCCAAGATATTCCGATATATTTTTTCATCGTGCTCAAACATTTCTTGCTTTGCGCCATCACGGATACCCCCTTGTGGGTTCTTTAAGTGCCAAGTAATAGCATTGGGAACGACTAATAGCTTGTATCCTTTACGGTGTAACCCGTGCGAAAACAGCGTTTCTTCCCTGTGCGCAACCTTAGATAGCCCAAGATTAAAGTCATGCACCCCAGCACGGTATATAAAAGTTGAGTAAAGATGTTCGACTGGCTTTGGTTCTTTAATCATGCCCCATTGAATATTAGGCTCAACGTCTATGTTCTCAATTAGCCCAGTAGATTCTAGGAACGTAGGCGTGTTAGGCGGGTTAATAACTGAGCCGCCGACTGCGCCAATGCTGTCATTACAGTAATGGGATAAGACTTCTAGCACGTTAGGCTCTGGAATGGCATCATCATCGCACCGCCATACCCATGTATAGCCCGTTTGCGCCGCCATTGTATTAGCCGTTTGGTGTATGTGATGCTGACCTTTTTTGCCCGCAAAGAGCCATTCCCACTCTATTTTTTTGCTATTGAGTAACCAAAATAGGTGCTGATATAAGAATTCTTTTCTCATATCCAGCGGCTCATCATTGTCATCAAAAATAATTAGCTTATCTGGCTTCTTGGTTTGATTGGCAATAGCTTCAATTACTAAGGGTAGAGTAGTAAAGTATCTGCCCTTAGTCGGTAGACAGCACAGTATCTTTTCTTTGTCCCACTTGCCCATGAGCAAATTAAATTGATTTGTAGGGGATACGGGAATCATGTATTGGGTAATTAGCCCAAACTCATTCGTATATTCAAAATCAAAACCCTTAAAATGGGATTCGTTTAAGCCATGTAGCTTATGATGCTCACCCCAGAAACCTTTGGGTTCATTGTGCGGGGTAGTAAATAGTAAGCGCTTGCAATGCTTTTTGAGCTTCTCCAGCACCTCTAAACCATTGTCCATGTGCTCAATAATTTCAAAAGCAATAATCGTATCGTATTGTTCTAGCTCGATTTGATTAATGTTGCCTTGAATAAAATTACAGCTTATGTAATTTAAAAATTTATTCCAGTTTTGTTCTTTGGCAACTTCAATAATTGTAGGGTCGTAATCTAACCCCGTATATTGAACATGAGAAGGCATAAATTGTATGCCGTAGCCCGTTGAGCAACCAATATCTAGGATTTTTGTGCCTAAAATATGTTTAGCCGCCCATTGGTATCGAGCAGATTCCCTAGCGTGGACTAGATCACCTTTTAGGAATACTGCTCTTTCGTAGTTGTTTGTTAGTCTTGTCCTATATTCATCCATCTTGTCTTATCTTATTTTGTTAAACAATCACCCATACCGCATCCGTAGCTACTGTTACTGTAAAGCCCGTACTAATAGTTATTGGTCCAGCCGATAATCCATTGGTGTTTGCCAAAATGGTAATATTTTCTGCTATTGAATTTGAATTATAAGCAATAGCTTTTGTTGCGGCAGTTCCATAAAACTGACCGCCACTAGGTGCAGCTGCCCAAGATGGTAAACCGCCAGCAACCGTCAACACTTGACCAGTTGAGCCAATGCCTAACCTTGCGGCAACAGTAGGAGATGATTCATACAGAATATCTCCAGTTGTAGTCATTGGGTTTAGCGCATTAAACGCCGCAGTAGCCGTAGTATTCCCTGTTCCACCGTTAGCAATAGATACTGGCAACGCTACGCCTAGCCCGCTGTATCCGCTAAATCCGCTAAAGCCCGATGTTCCTGTTGTTCCTGTTGCGCCAGTTGCGCCAGAAAATCCACTTTGCCCTGAGAACCCTGAGATACCACTAAATCCTGATGTGCCAGTTGCGCCAGTTGCGCCTGAGTAACCGCTAAGTCCAGATGCCCCCGTTGCTCCCGTTGCCCCAGAGTAACCACTAAATCCTGACGAACCGTTTGTGCCGTTAATGCCAGAAAATCCGCTTGTGCCTGAGAATCCAGATATGCCGCTAAAACCAGAAGCGCCAGTTGCCCCTGTTGCTCCGCTGTATCCACTTAATCCAGAAGCGCCTGTTGCGCCGTTAATTCCAGAGTAGCCGCTGATACCCGAAGCGCCGTTTGTGCCGTTAGTACCAGAAAAACCAGATTGACCAGAGAAACCGCTAATGCCTGAGAATCCAGAAAAACCGCTTGCGCCAACTGCACCAGAAAAACCGCTAAGACCGCTTGCCCCAGTAGCGCCGCTGTATCCGCTAAAACCAGATGCCCCAGTAGCGCCATTAGTGCCGCTAATGCCAGAGAAGCCGCTAATTCCTGAGAAGCCAGACCAGCCGCTAATTCCAGAACCAGAATACCCTGAGATACCGCTAAACCCAGATGTGCCAGAGAATCCACTAATACCGCTGTATCCTGAGTAACCGCTTGCGCCGCTATACCCTGATTGGGTATACATTACCTGAGTTGCAGTAAGAATAACTGATGGAGTTCTAGGATAAGAACCAGTTGCCGCTAATGTTTCAATGCTTACGCTTGCATTTGCAGTTTGCCAATAAAGTTGAAATACATCATTAGCCGCAACATTTAAAACATAATTTACAGTTAATATTTCAGATGAAAATGCTGAACCTTGTTTATCAGGCACATCAAAGTGGCTATTGCTATCGGCTAAATTAGAACCATTCTTCCTTAACCAAACTTGTATAGAACCATTGGCAGTTGAGGTATTGGTAAGTTGCAATGAATAAGTAATGCTAAATGTTCCAGCAACATTAAATCGCCATTGATTTGCAGAAATTAAAACAACATTGTTGCTTCCATCCGTTGTATTAATGTTAATTGCTGTTGGAGTATTTATAGTTGCAGTTTGGTTTGTGGTGTCATAGAAAGAACCATAAGCACCTACCGCACCGCCTAAACCAGCAACGCCAGAATACCCAGAGAATCCGCTAATCCCGCTGTATCCACTAATCCCAGAGAAACCTGATATACCAGAGAACCCAGAAATCCCTGAGTATCCAGAGTAACCCGACACTCCGCTACCTGAGTAGCCTGAGATGCCTGAGAATCCAGAGTATCCCGATTGTCCTGAGAACCCAGAATACCCTGATATTCCTGAGAAACTTGAGTATCCACTTATTCCTGAGTAACCTGAGAATCCAGAGATTCCGCTAAATCCGCTGTAACCGCTTACGCCGCTACCAGAATATCCGCTGATCCCAGAGAATCCAGAAATGCCTGAGAACCCAGAATACCCGCTAATCCCCGACCAGCCGCTTATACCGCTGTAACCCGACCAGCCACTTATTCCAGAATTGCCTGAGTACCCTGAGATGCCACTAAAGCCGCTGATCCCGCTGTAACCCGAATACCCGCTTATTCCAGAGAACCCGCTAATACCTGACCAGCCAGAGATTCCGCTAAACCCTGACCATCCCGATATACCCGAATACCCGCTGTAACCTGAGATACCAGAGAAGCCACTTATGCCAGAGAACCCGCTGTAACCGCTTATGCCTGACCAGCCTGAGATACCAGAGAATCCGCTTATCCCAGAATAGCCTGAGTAACCACTAATGCCTGAGAAACCACTATATCCGCTGATGCCAGAGAACCCTGACCAGCCAGATATGCCTGACCAGCCGCTGATGCCAGAGTAACCGCTGTACCCAGAAATGCCGCTAAAGCCAGATATACCGCTAAATCCAGAATAGCCTGAGTATCCGCTAAAGCTAGAGTAGCCAGATATGCCTGAGTACCCAGAATAGCCGCTTATCCCAGAAAACCCTGAGATGCCGCTATACCCTGAGAATCCTGAGATACCGCTGTAACCGCTATACCCGCTTACTCCGCTACCAGAATAACCTGAGAATCCAGAAAAACCTGAGTAACCACTTACTCCGTTCACAACAGCAAAGATTACGTCTTGATTATTAGCAAAGTTAGTTGTGCCTGTTCCAGCAGAGCTAATAAGGTCTACTGGAAATGTCCAATACGTTCCTAAATTTGTTGGTGTGCCAGTTATAACCCATGTCTGCCGATTAGCGCTATTCGCTTGATCTTGAATAATAAATTGTTCTGTTGTAGTTAATATTTCTAAAAAAGCACTAATGTCTACGCCATTGTCAGCAATACTACTGACGTTGATTTGTGTTGCGTTTATTTGCGTAGCGTCATTCCATAGCAAATACTCTGCCGTAGGGTCACCGCTTAAAGCATTTGTTTTGGCTTTGTAAAAATAATAGGTTGTTGATACGCCACTATATCCAGAATAGCCGCTGTAACCAGAATAACCTGATATGCCAGAAAAGCCTGATGGACCAATGACTCCACGATCAATAGCAATTACTTGATTAGGAGTTGGCGTTACGGCAATGTTTACATTATTTTGGTCTATGACCGTGACTTTCATATTTGCCATGATTACTCCACAACAATGCCGTCAGAACGCACTAGGAATAATAGGAAAATAATGTAGTCATTTTGAGGGGTTGAGCCTACGGAAGCAAAACTGATCTTAATTCGACCAGAAAAGCCTACGCAGTCTACTGCATTAATGTCTAGCTCTGGGTCATCATTCATTAAATCCCATACGCTATCGTCTATTACAAGAGTGAAAAACCCTGTTGCATCGTCAATATTAGTTACCGTAAGGGGTATAGGTGTAGGAGTAGGGCTGTAATTGGCAATATCAAAAGACAATCCGTTACGGGTATCGTTGATGTTAGACACGGCTCTACGAATGATTTGCGCATCAATCGTGGCTGTGGATAGGTTAATAGGGGTTACTTCGTCATCAGCAGTAATCTGCAGATTCCAATAAGTTGACTGTTCCCATACTAGCTCGCCAGCAATAATAGGGTTATCGAACCCTGATACTTGCGTAAGGGTATTTTGATTAAATATTGCCATGACTACTCCGATTCTGGGTTAATAGGAAGTGGCACTCCACTTTACCTACGGGTCATGTCTTGTCTTTTTTAAATTATATCAGCCTACCAGCGCTTTAACTTCATCTTGCGTTAAACCTAATGCGGCTAATTTAGCTAATGCAGAAGCTTTTACGTCTAGTGCGGCTTGTGCTTGTGCGGTTACCGTAGCTTGTGTAGATTCCCATAAAGCATCTAATTCAGCTTTTGTAGGTTTTGGTGTATCTGATAACCATGTAAATTGCTCATAATCATTGTTAAGCATTACCCATTTTTTGCCAGCATAATTTACATGAAGAATTAAAGAATAATCAAGCATATGCTATTTCCATTAATGTAAGAGTTGTTATGCCGCCCTGACTATCATTACTACTTGTGCCGCCACTTCGGTTAAACACTAACGATAAATAATTTTGATAGCCTTGCAAATAATAGGTTGTAGAAGATGTTGTTGCTGGTGAATCTAAATATTGCATTGAAATGCTCTGACCTCCCCAAACACTAGAGCTTCCTTGCGAACCCATTGTCATACCAAAATTTGTTACATCCCCACCTGTATACATTGGCAAAGTGGTGGCGTTTCTTAATAAACGAGTATTTGTTTCATTGCCCCCAGCTTGTGCATTTGTTGCATACATTATTAATATTTTGTTAGATGCGTTTTTTGGGGTAATTGTTGCGGATGTAAGATTTGTCCATGTGTCTGCTGAAGCAGTAATCATTGTAGTTACTACTGATTGAACAACTTGGACAACTATATTGCCGCTTCCATAAATAGTAACAGCCATGATTAAGCCTCTGCTTTCAACCCACGCAAGGTTTCTAATGATTTAGATGCTGTTGCTAGACTGGTAACATCACGCAGTCTTTGCTTTTCAGCAACAATAGCTGTGGTATCAGCGCCTGTTTCTAATGCCCGCTGAAAAGCCACGTCTTGAGCCGCTAATAACGGTTCACGCTCTACACGTAAACGGGCTTTAGTAATCTCAACGGCTTTAGCTTTGTTAACGGTTACTTTGCCGTCAGCATCCATTTCCCAAGCATTAAAGAAGTCGTTATCTTTGTTTGGTAGATCGGTAATGTTTACAATTTTTGATCCGACTGGAGTATCTTTTAATTGCACTTGTTCAATAGATAGCTCGCCAGTAGGGATGCAAACTGATACGCCGCCGTTGTCGTTAGTAAAAATAATTGCTTGTGTCATGGTTTGTTCCTTATCTAAAAAATGCAATATCGCATTCAAATGGGTCATAGTTTGCTACATCAGGTGAATATGCGTTAATAGCACAAGCAGATGTTGTTTTATTTGAATATGAGTTATTTGATGGAGCATAAACACCAATTACAACAAAAGTTGTTGATTGAGTAGGCGAAGCACCAGCAACTACTACATAATTTGTATCAGAAAAAGCATTGGTAAAATTTACTGTGTATTGACCAGCAGAAGCTCTAGTAACTGAGCTTACATTATAAGAAGCCCTTACAGTAGGTGTTGCACCATTGAAGTTTACCCAAGCCTTTGCAGAACCTTGAATACAGTTAGTAGAAGAAGTGCTATTAGTACCGTCTGATAGTGTTGATATTGTTAGTGTGCCAGCCATAATTTATCCTTATGAACTAAATACGACAAGATTTATATTAGGATTATCATTAAAAGCAGTGCCGCTGTTTACTAAAGTCCAAATATAAAAAGTTGTTGTTGTTCTTGGGTTATTTACATCACGCATTGTCCAACTTGTAGAAGCCGTACCACCTGTTGATTCAGATACAGAACCAGCCACAACATAATTAGCGTTTGGCATTGCAGTTGTAAAAGCAACAGTAAAATAACCAGTTGCAGTTCTAGTAACACTTGAAATATTAAAAGAACTAATTATTGTTTGTGTGCTTCCATTGTAATAAACCCATGACTTAGAAATACCAGTCATGCCATTTTGAGTGGCTAAAACACCGCTTCCTGCTCTTAATGTATCAATCGTTAATTGACCAGCCATAATTTATCCTTTAAACAATTACCCAAGTTGAATCGGTTGGTACAGTAACTTCTATGCCAGTATTAATTGTGATTGGACCAGCGCTCATGGCGTTTTTGCCTACTGTAATTGTATAATTTACTGTTACAGTTTGATCGTTTTCAAAAAATACTTGATTGTTACCGCCGCCTTTAGCACCAGCACCGATTGATCCCCAATCTGTGCCATTGTAACCCTCAAATCCTACAAATTCACTATTAAAACGTATGTATCCAGCTTGAGGGGATGCGTCACGCTCTGCCGTTGTGCCGACTGGAAGAATCTCTGAGCCTGTTACGTCAGTAATAACTTCTAGGTTTATTTTGGCGTCTGCGGCTGTTGAGCCGCCTGTCCCGCCATTGGCTACTTGAACGTCATTGTATAAACCAGTTGAAGCATCTACCTGACCGCTTGAGTTGGTAAAATTAGCCAGTTGGCTTAGGTTAAATGCTTGTGTCATGCCGCCCCTGTCCTATTAAACGTTTGCTGTAATAATATTTGGTAATTGTCCGCTGGCACGTTAGCCAAAGTAAATTCCCCAAATCCAGCCGTGTAATCAGTATCGTAGTCTAATAATACGCCATTTTGGTAAATATTTAAAGCATTAGCAACATAACTAAATGCGTAAGTGTCTTGCCCTGTAACGCTATTAGCTACTACGTTAATAGGTGTGCCGTTAGGAACACCAAGGTTATTTTGTGTCCATTGTAAGATTGTTAGCTTGCCCGTTACTTGACTTGGGAAGTTAGTAATAGTCTGTCCCACAATATCGTAGTCTTGATCGTTTAATATTGTGCCGTTAAGGAACAATAACTCATAGCCGCTAGTAATCGTAAACCCTGATGCGGTATAAGAGTTGACGTTTACTAGGTCAACGGTATTAATGCTAAACGAATCATAGGTTACGCTGGTTACTGGATTAAATGATCTAAACGACACAATGGTAATAATGTCAAAAAGGTCTGCGCCAACGGCTAAAGTAACCGTGCCAGTTGAGCCAGCCGTATCGGTAAACTCGGAAGGGTCAAGCCAGCACCCGTTTTGAAACACCCAGCAATTATCTACTCTATAACCAGCGGCTCTAGTTACTGTAAACACGGTTTGACCCGCTGTGGCGCTAAATTGTTGCATAGTATAGCCAAAATCATCAGGCGGTTCAAAACCTAGAACCCGTCCGTATATGTCAATAGTTAAATTGGCTACCGCCGCCGTATAAGTGCCAGCTCCGCCAAAATTAAGTAATGGCGCAAGAGAGGCTACCACTACGCCGCTGGCATTGTTTGTTACCCTAATCTCGCCCGTGCCTACTGTGGTTGTGCCTGTTTCTGTAAGCTGTCCTGTCCTACGGTCTAAGTCAATAAAATTAGTCCCGTCAGGCAATCCTGACCATATAGAACGGTCAAAATTAGCGGCATCGGTAGGCACAAAAGAACCCGTTACTGCCGCAAAGTCTGCTTGCCCTGTGCCAAACCCAAACCGTCTTGTGCCGTAGTTAATAAACAATAGGTAGTTATTAGTGCTAAAAGTTGGGTCTGCGGCAAACCATGTGTATAAAGCGGGGTTCAATATTGGGCTTGAGGATGAGGCGTTTACCAAGCCATAGAAAGCTTTGTTTCTTGGGTTGCTTGTAAAGCCCGTGCCTATAACGTCATCCGCATAAGCAACAACTAAATAGCGTTGCGTATATTGAACGGTTGTAGGCCTCCACTCGACTAACGAACTAGCTGGACTATATCCCGATGAGCCAAGGCTGTTTACCATACGGCTAAAGAAATACCAGTCACCTAATGGAAGGTTAGAAACAACAACGTTACCCATTGAAGTATTGGGCTGGTAAGGGTTTCCAGCCGACTGAACCGCTGTTGTGCCAGCAAAAAACCGTTGGGACTCTGTCGGGGTGCTGTAAGCTGAATACCATATCTCGCCATACTGGACTATGCCTGAGCTAGACGATACGGCATTTAAAACAACGCTTGGGTTTGCCCCGCCAGTAATAAGGCTTACAACGGTTGGCGCTGGGATTGTGCCAAAAAATGATGGATCTCCAATGCCAGTATTAGGGGCTGGAGTAAATTGAGTAATGTTTAGGTCATCGTAGACTTGTGAGTTAAATTCTCCCAAGGTGAGTTTTGCCAGCACCGCACCGTCATCGGCAAATTCTTCTACGACTTTATTGATGCGGAACTCTTTTGCTACCCAGCCGTAGTTAGAATTGGTAATCGTTACAATGTCCCCCGCCTCAAGCTGAATACCTGAGAAGTTAACATTTACTTGAACTTGTAGGTCTTCACGGGCTGATTTAAGGAATCGGGTAGCCAAATACTGGGCTTGAACGTCATTGTTGCATAGCGGCAAAGTCAATGATTGTTTATTGACTGGCTCATTAGGGAACAGTAAAGCTGGGTCAATTTGAGCCAAGTCAAAGGTTACGGAGTTAAAGCTGTCCTGATTTGAATTGTCAGGATATTTAACTTCGGCAACGTTATATGTGCCAGCAAGATCAATTGGGGTAATAGTAATAGCCGACACAATGTTGCTGTCGTTTAAATCCATCACTATTTCATAGGTAGGCTTTTGAACAATAACGCCCCATTGAGCCGTTATCTCATTGTATTTAATTAAACAATCGCAACACGAACTCATGTCCTGTAAGTTAGGCATGATGTTTTTGCTGGTATCTATTAACCCGTTAAATTTAAAGCGAGGCTGAGTAGTTGTGTTGCCCTCATAGTCTGTATAAGTAAACGATTGGTTACTGTATGTGTTTAATTCGCTAAGGCTATTTGTATCTATTTGGGCTACGGGAATAGCGCCGCCATATACCGTGCTTGTTAAATAGTCGTAAAAACAATCGCCAGCAGAATTACGGGAATTGCTTACTTGGAATCGGGTTTGCTGTATGCCAGTAACGCCAGCGCTAGAGTTGTAAGTCAGCTTAATAATGGCAAATACGCAATTTGTCATTAGCTTAGTAGAGTCCCACTTATATGTAAGATCGGGGTCTTGCATAATCTCTATGGCTGATTGACTATTATTTGCTGGCTGGTTTGAGCCGTTTCTGTATGTGTAAACCTTAATATATTGAGCCGCCTTAGTATCAACTTCGCCAGTTGATTCATCCAGCAAGCCCGTTACTTGGTATTGAAAAGTCGGGTCAAATTGTAGTTTTTTGCCGCCGTAATAAATATCGCCAAACGTAAACGTGTCTGCGCCATTGTTAGTAACCTCGCATAAAGAGATTACGTAATAAAGGTTTTGGTTGTTAGACGTGATACTAAGATCGGTAATAGTGCCGCCAACATAAGCCGAGCCATATACTACGGGCAGTTTGTTATTGGTTGCTGGGGGGACTTGTTGCCTGTTGCCCACGTTGTCAAGGCTTGAGCCAGCCGCACCGTAGTCTGTATTAGGAACGGCAAAAGCCTTGTTCATAATTACCGATGCTGTAATAGCAATAGCTACGGCAATAGCAACCATGCCTGACGTAATGGCGTATCCAGCAACAACAATGATTACGGTACTTGGCATTTCTATTCCTTAAAATACGTTGTTTCTAGCTTTTTAAACCCACGCTTTTCATAATCTATGGCTGGAGAACTAACCATTACCGTAGAACATACTATGTTTATGCGCCCGCTATCTAAAAACTCATTACCTTTTTTATTAAATTCCAGCCAAAGTTTGCCGCCTAACGTGCCTTTACGATACTCAGGCTTAACCCACCAAGCAAGCTCCTTTAATTCCAGCACTTTGGGACACCATACATTCGGCGTAATCACCGCTATAAGCATCCCGTTTAAATCATTGTCTACTAAAATAAATCCTTTCCCAGCAATCAATTCATAAATCAGTTGAGCAAAATATTCGGGGTTCTGATTTACTGGGTCTTTTAAACTTTCTACTGGCGCTTCTTTTGCGTATTCACGCATCATTTCTGTTATCTTAAATATGTCGTATTTTGTCGCTAGTCTTATCATTAAGTCTTTCCAAATTGAAAGCTCAAGGTTGATATAAACGCTACCCTGTCCATACTGGTATCGTTTGGCGTAAAGAATTGCCAGCTATTGTTATTTGTGTATCGCCCCGCCGTTCTGTTTTGCAGAATAAGCTGGATAGATGAGGCTGATACGGTAATAGTCCCTACGTATGATCTAGCTTCTTCCATCCATTGTTCGGATATTGAGTAGGAAGAAATATAGCCATTAAAATATTGATACAGCCCGCCAGTCCCGCCCGTAGTAATTAGCTCACCATTGGTATTAAAGAACCCGTGCCATGCCTCAATTTGTGAGCCTTTAATCTCTTGACCAAGCACCCAGCCTAGCATAGCCGTATCAATACCGACCAAGGTAAAGGTCGTTTCGTTTGCCGTAGACTTAATATCACGCTGAGCATCACCCGCTTTCATTAATACTCCAAGGGCATTAAAAGGCTCAGAATCAACTGCGGGAATAGTTAAAGCACTAGGGGTAGAGGCAAAACGCCAAATTTCACTACCGCTAGTAACCCTTACAAAATCAGCATAGCGAATGTTATTAGTATTTTCTACTGGATCAATAACGTTCATAGCACGCTCTCAAACGCTTTAAACTCGCCTGACCATTGTATAAAGGAATCGTTTGCCATTGGCATTAGCGCATAGGTTGGGTAATCCCTTAGTATTACAGGGAAAGTAATCCCCGTATAAGTTGCCCCGCCTAAGCTCGTTGTTATTCCAAACTCGCCAATAACTGCCGCAACAGGGCTTGCTAATGTAGAAATTAGGTTACGATGAACTGGAATGTTTACGGTTGAGCCTGAGCCACGCAACACATCTGCTGTTGCTATATACGAGTAACGACCTACTTGGCAAAAATCACCCGCTTTAACAATATATTTAGTAGCTGAAAATGATGCTGTGCTTGGTAGCGATCCAAGAACTAAAACTTTATTGGCTGAGGCTGTTTGCCATGCGCAAGCTGATATTTGACCCGCAGTCATATCGCCTTGATACGCAATATAGTTTGTCCAGCCAGTTGTCCCAAAATTAAGATATTGTTCCAGCGCTTTGTCGGGAATACGCAAGCTATTTAAAAGCCCTCGGCTTTTGCTATACAACAAATAATTCATAGGCTTGAGGCTAAACTCAAACGGCACAACGGTTAAAACCTCGCTGGTTGTAATCCGCTGGTTACGGGAAAGCATTTGCCCTACGAACCGATGGTCGTTTACGTTGACTGATTCGCTAATGTAAAGAATGTCGTTTAAGCTCATTATGTCCTCGATGCTGGTAAGCCCCGTGCGGCAGATTGATTAGCCGCCCATACGCTATTTTTGTTTTTAGCCAAGAATTGTTGCGCTGATTGAGTATCAATGGCTTGCATATTGGCAATATATGGTCCGTTGTATATAACTTGACCGCCGCCCATAGCATTAGAAAGCTGTCCATTAGGGATAACTGTGCCGCCCCTGTGCGGAACAACAAGCTCAGGTCCACGCTCACCCACAATGTATGGGGTATTGGCTGTAACTGATCCACCCTTTTCACGACCTTGATATTGCTGGTTACGAATCATATTGACCCGCATCATACCCGCCGCAATAGCCACGCCCGCCGCCGCCGCACCCAGCGCTGGTCCGATGATTGGGATTCCAGCTAAAGACGTAAAGGCTTTTTGTGCGCCCGTGTAGGTATCAATAATAGCGTTGACAATACTAAACGCTTTCCATGCCGCAAACGCCGCTTTAGATTGCTGACCTAACACTTGGAAATTGTCTACTAATTGATTTAATCCGTCTTTTTCTACGTTAGTAAGAATTTGTTGAGTTCTAATCTTTTCTTCTTTAATGCGCAATTCTTTCTCAGCCGCATCGCCAGCTAGTTGCGTCATAAATCCATACGCATCTGCTTGCTGTTTTAAAACATCTATTTTTTTACGGGCTTCGTCTGTGCCTTTAGTTTCTTCAATGGCTATTTGTTTTTTTAGGTCAAGTTGCATCTTGAGGTTTTCATCCTCAAGCGCATAACGAATTTTTTTAATTTCAGCGTCAGATTCACTTAATCCCATTAATTCTGTTTCACGGGCAATCTGTTGACTTACTGTGCTAAGTTGTTCTACTCTAATCTTAAACGATTCACGTAAAGCGGCTAATTCTCCAGCCAGCCCAGTTTCCTTTTGGCTTGCTTTTTTATATCCTTTAGCCGTTCCCGCCGCTGGCTTAGTGCCTTCGCCTTCTTTTTTGTTAAGCTGATCCGTTACCATTATTTCTTGTTGCTTGGCTTGGATCATTGCTAGCCGTGCTTTTAACCCAGCTTTCATATACTCAGGGTCA